TGAACTATTGTTTATTCCGGATTTAAGTAAAGTAGAGAACGCTGATCGTAAGGAGTCTGCTATACGGTTTAATAAACCCGGTATCTAACTGATACCTGATAATAGTAGACTAGGCAGGAGTGGTACAGCTTCCTTAATCGGAAGCCAAGGCCACACTGCACGCCTTCTCTTCGTGTTCATTCGCATCAGACAGTGTAGCGCATGCTCTCGGAGAGTAACCATATGGTACTCAATAAGAGCCGAGATGAGTATAACCTCATCGCCGCTTTGCTGTCTGACGTGCAAACGTTACACAGTGAAGTATTGTCACCACGAGCACTCCGACTCACTACGCAAGTAGTGAGTAAACGGCTTGCTCGGGAAGGAATAGGTTTTCTAACGAAAACCTTACCACGCTTAGGTAAAGCTCTGGATAGAGCTTTATCTGGCGAAGTACAGTTAGACGCTGCTAGTTTGGCTTTTGATAGCCTTCCTAACAGTAAGCTACCGAGATTTCTCGGTGAGCTATTCCAACTCATCTTCGCTCACAGCGGTTGGGTTCTTCCAACTCCCTGTGTCCGAAGCATCCAAACCTTACGTCAGGTTTTATACTTGTTTTACAAGTACAAACTGCCGTATAGTTTAGACCTCGAACAAGATGTTATTGATCAGTTTTTACAAACTGAACAAGACATCTTACCTTACAACCAATACGTAAATGGATTATTCCATGAACAGATTGGTGAAGATCCTAATGCTATCCGTGCTATAAAGCATGGCCGCACTAGGCGTCTTCTACAAAGGGCTAGGAGACTGTTATCAGATCTCTTTAGCTCCTTCGACGTCGATGACATTAGTCCTAAGCACGGGCCCGGAGCGGTTTCCACTAGGGAATCGCTATGGGGCAAGTACGTTTGGACTAAGGTAAGTCCTCGAATCGCTTCTGTGTATCCCTTTGATACGTATTTTTGCGCATCAATGGGGCACGTTTGCGATAAGTATCGATCGTTCAAAACGATCGACTTCGTTGAGTCTTCGGCTCGAGTTATACTCGTTCCGAAAGACTCTCGTGGTCCTCGCCTTATATCCTGCGAACCGCTGGATTTCCAGTGGATACAGCAGGGACTAGGCAGTGCCATTGTAAGACATGTTGAGTCTCACCCTTTAACAAGGTGGAACGTCAACTTTACCGACCAGAATCCTAACCGGATCGGGGCCCTTTACGGGTCTTCGACGGGTAGGTACGCTACACTAGACCTCAAAGAGGCTAGTGACCGTGTATCTGTCGGTTTAGTTCGCCTGCTGTTTCCCGAGCCCCTTTTGGGGCGTCTGAAGGCATGCAGGAGTCTAAGTACAACATTGCCGGATGGCAGAGTTATAGTCTTAAACAAGTTTGCGCCAATGGGGTCAGCATTATGCTTTCCCATATTAGCGCTCACTGTTTGGGCACTACTGTCGTCGGGATGTTGGGATGCGTATCCCACACGAGGAGACCGGCATAAACGCCGATCTACGCTCGATGGTATACTCGTGTACGGCGATGATGTGATTGTGCCCACGGATTACTCCGCGCACGCAATCGAACTTCTCGAAGCATTTGGTTTAAAAGTAAACCGTGCTAAGAGTTGCACCAGTGGATTCTTTAGAGAATCATGTGGCATGGATGCCTATAAAGGTATCGACGTCACTCCTGTCCGCTTGCGGACAGTCTGGTCATCACGCCCATCCCCGGATGTTTATGCAAGTTACATTGCTTATGCAAATGCATTCTTCCATAAACATTATCATAATACCTACGATTTCATCGTAGGGAATCTCTGTAGAGTATACAGAGATATACCTGAGCAATCAGTCGACCTTTCGTCGGCTCTCGCTCTTATTATGGTACCGGAGGCCTACCGGTCTAAGAAGCGCAGATATAATAAGGACCTTCAGAGGTTCCAAACTTACATCTGGGATATTAGACCACGTACTTTAAACAAAGAAATAGATGGTTGGAGCATGCTTCTACGTTATTTCGTAGATTCAGGCTTCCATCCGTCCCTTTGTGGTACGAACGATAGACCTCGCAGAAGCGGTGTAGCGGATCAAGCCGACTTAAAACTCGGCCCTTTTTGGCTGCCTGATGGCTGCCTAATTCCGTACTCCGTCCGTTCATACACGAAACGCCGTGCTACAAAATTAGCACGAGCGTGGCGATGAAGATTAATATCCC